ACAAGCTCCCCAGCCCTGTCCTGACATGATTTACAGCGCCATCAACGATTGGATCCCCCAGCCGGGCCGAATCACCCGCTCGTGGAGCAGCGGCCTCGTTTTGCTCCAGCAGGAATTTATCGGCAGCCTTTCCGACCTTGGGCCGATTGCAATCGAAGGCAACCCGTTCCCTGGCGACGACGCAGGCACCGGAGCCAAAGTCTACGGCCTGCCCGAATACCGCGAGCTGGGCAACGGTCTCCAATCCGCCACTGTCAGCGCCTACGGCCTCGCCCCCGGCAGCGCAAACGTGCAAAAACTTGAGTCTCGCGGGTCTATAGCCTTGCCCTATACGCAGGGGCTATCTTTTGGTGCAGCTTATTACGACCCAGACGACGGCAGTCTTAGGTTTATTTCAAAAAAATTTCCTATTGTCGTAGAGTTTTCCAAAGAAGTCCGTAGTGGGCGGGGCGAGCTAAATTTGATAACTACCAACATCACTTTTCTTGAAATATACGCTGGACAACAAATCGGCACAGCAGCCGCAGGCACCAAAATCACAAGCATGATTTTTAGTTCAGTTGAAATTTTTGGCCCTGGCCCAACGAGCGCGCCATTCCAAAATGTCATAGCGTCCATTCAATATGCCGTCGTAAAAAGCCTGAGTGAGTTCCAGTATTACGGAGACATTTGGGAGGAGCGCGCCACTTTTATTCCCAGGGTTTTACATGTAGGCTTCGACATTCTAAACAATCCGCCGCCCATTTCATCATAGACCATGGACCTCCCCGTGAAATTCGAGGCCCTCGCCCGCGCGGCTAACACGCCAGTCTCCGGTGCTTATCCGTATTCATTGAAAGGCCGCGACCTCGATCAAAATTTCAACGCCGTCGCCATCGATATCGACTCGAGTTGGGTCAACTCGGAGGACAACGGCCAACGAACCCTCCTGCTCCCCGCCGTCCCCACCACCGGCACCTATGTCCTCGGCGCGGTGGAGGGCGCGTTGGCGTGGATCGCCACGGAGGAATGCTAAAAATGAAACCTGAGACCGGAAACCTGAGATCGGAAAACTGCCCCGCCTTTCAAGTTTCAAGTTTCACATTTCACCCTTTTCTTCCATGACCCTCGGCCGCACATCATCCAACGCAATCAAGATCAAAACCGACGGCGGCCTTCGCGCTGTCGAGTGCGCGTGTTGTGGCGGGTGCGGCTGTGTGAGCGTCGCAGGGGTGCTAATTAACGGGGTGCCGCTGAGTGATATTTTAGATGCGGCGACGACGGGAACGGCGACTTTTAATTCTTACAACCCTCCAGGCGGGTGGTCGCCATCAAATTGGATTCAAAATTCTAATGGCTGGCAAGTGAGTTTTTTTTATTCGGAAATTGCTCAAATCACTTGGGATTCTACGACAAAAAACCTGTGCGGCGGCGGCGACAATGCTTTCGATGTTTGGCAATTTGGCCCGACCGATGGGTGCTGCTTTACCGGTGCATCTTGCTCAGAGACGACGGTGTCTGTAAACGGCCACGCCTTTTCGGCAAATTGGGTTTCTTATGGCGGCTCGAACCCAGCCCCCTCATTTACCTTTTCGTGAATCTCCCAGCGCACATTATCGAATTCCGCAAAACCGCTCTTGCCAGATTCGGCCAAGCCGCCTCTCGCTTCGCCCGCGCAGGCTTCGCCACCACCCCATCCGAAGCACTCGCCGCCCGCGAAGCCACCTGCCGCGCCTGTCCCGAATGGGACGCGCAGGCACTCAACGCCACGGGCCGCTGTCGCAAGTGCGGTTGCTCGACATGGGCAAAACTAAGAATGGCAACCGAGCGATGTCCTCTCGGCAAGTGGGAAGCCGTCGAATCGAAACCGGAAACCGGAGTTCTGAAACCGGAAATCTAACCGCCTCTTTCCGCCCTCCGCCTTCCGCTCTCCGCATTAGGAGACGCTCGGAGAGTCTCCTGATTTGACACCCGCCGCTCGCTCGAGCGGCATGAAACTTTTCCTCGAGCAAAAAAACCGGCGATTCATCAAATCGGCCGCGTCAAATGTCGCGTTGCAGACGCTCGTCTTAAAACGCCGCGACCAGGTGCCGATCGAGGTCATTTTCGTTGAAAACGGCGTCGCCGTCTCGCCCGTCGCAGGCACGCAGACCACCGTCGCCCTCAAGTCCTCCTTCTCCGACTCCAACTTTCTCGCTTTGGCGGCCCCCGGTTCCACCATCCTTGACCTGAATACCGTCCCGGTCGAGGCCGCATTTTCTTCCGATCCTGCCAGCATCGCCGCTTTCCTCGAGATCCGCTGGACCGCCCCGACTCAGGCATTGCGCACCGCCACGCTCCAAGTCGAAGTTCAAAACTCCGTCATCCTCGGCGACGAGCAGACCCCCGCCGCCCTCCCAGACGGCAAAGCCACGCAGGCCGAAGCTGAAGCCGGTCTTTCGAACGACAAATGGATGACGCCACTCAGGACAGCGCAGGCCGTCCAGGCCCAAGTCTCCCAAGCCCTCGCCGATGCCAACGAGCGCATCGATTATGTCCTTGAAAACCTAGACCCCGAGAAGCTCGATTCCATCGCGGAAGCGGTGGAAACAATCGAGGCCGAACGCACCGAGCGCATCGCCGGAGACGAAGCCCTCCAGGCTGAAATCAACCTGATCCCCCGCAGCGTCATCGCCCCCCAGCCGCCCAGCCCCGTCGTCAACGGCACCCTCTGGATCGACTCCGCCACCCTCCGCACCCATGTGCTCCGCGAAGGAGTGTGGGCCGAAATCGCCACCATTTAACCCAAACCCACCATCATGATCGCATTCCCAGCCAACCCCGAACTCAACGACACCTACACCGCCGCAGGCCGCACCTGGAAATGGAACGGCACCGTCTGGCAGCTCCAGCCCCGCGTCCTTACCACCGCCGACATCTCCGATGCAGGCCAAGCCCTCGGCGCTGCCACGCTTGATGAATCCGGCAAAGTCCCCTCCGCGCAGCTCCCCAGCTATGTCGATGATGTCATCGAGGCCGCCGACTTCGCCAGCCTCCCCGAAACCGGCGAGACAGGGAAAATCTATGTCACCCTAGATGACCGCAAAATCTACCGCTGGTCGGGATCGATCTATGTCGAGATAGCTGCCAGCCCCGGCACTACCGACAGCGTGCCCGAAGGCACGACGAACCTCTACTACACCGACGCCCGCGCCAGTGCCGCCGCACCAGTCCAATCCGTCGCCGGAAAAACCGGAGCCGTCAGCCTCGAAATCGCCGACATCGCCTCGTTGCAAACCTCTCTCGACGGCAAACAAATCCAGACCGTTTACAGCGACACCGCGCCCGAGCATTCCCCCGGCCTCGAGTGGGTCGATACCACCAGCCTCCGCAGCTACCGCAGCTACACCGGCCTCTGGGTCGAAATCGACCGCGCCTGATCCGACATGGCACTCGCCTTTCCATCCACCCCGCAGCCCGGCGATGTCTTCACCGCCGCCGGGCGCGCGTGGTCATGGACCGGCGCGCGCTGGCAGATCCTCCGCGTCATCAACATCGCCGATGTCACCGGCTTGGAATCCTCGCTGTCCGACATCCAAGCCGCCATCCCCGCGCCCGTCACAGCCGTCACCACCAGCCACCTCGGGGACGGCACCACGGCCGCATTCAGCGTCACCGGCCTTGTTTCCCCCGATCCCTCGCTTCTCATCGTCACGATCAACGGAGTTCGCCAGACCCCCGGCACCGACTACCTCGTCAACCTCGCCGCAGGCGGCATCGTCCTCGATTCCCCGCTCCCAGCAGGCGACAGCCTCGTCATCACCGCCCTCTCGCTCTACTCCGCGCCGCCCGCACGCGACCCGCTCGGCACCCTCCACGCCAGCGCGCTGCACACCACCGACCCCGGCATTTCCTTTTACGGCATCCTCGGTAATTCCGACATCCCAGAGCCTCCAGCACTCCCCGAAACCGCCTCCACCTGGTCGATCCGCCGAATCGCGTTTGACTCCGCCGGCCGCATTACCAGCCAGTCCCGCGCCGTTGGCCGTTGGGATCAGCGCCAAACCCTCGCCTACTCATGACGACAATCCGCGAGACCAACATTGCCGACGATCTCGACCTCTCGGGGAAAAATCTCACCCTGCCCGATCAGTTCGATTTCATCGTCGAGTATCCCGATTTCAGTTCTTTTCCCCTGAGCGGACGCGCCCAGCGCCTCTATATCGCGCAAGATTCCGGCCTGTTTTACCGCTGGACCGGCGCGGCCTACACCCCCGCCTCAGACCTCCCTCCCGTTTTTTCCGAAACGCCCCCCGCTCACCCCTACACCGGGCAGCGCTGGACACACACTTTTGACCTCACCACCTACGAATGGTTCGGAGGGAGCTGGGTCGAAAAACCAACCAACCACTAAACACCACCACCATGGCAGCAATCTCATTCCCATCGAGCCCCGCGCTCAATGACATCCACACAGTCGGAACCCGTTCTTGGAAATACAACGGCACCGCCTGGAAACTCGTCCCTCGCACGACCGATGCGGTCGTCGAAGGTTCCACCAACAAATACTTCACCGATGCCCGCGTCGCCTCGGCCCCGGCAGTTACCGCCCTCGAATCCCGCGCCAGCGCGATCGAGAGCGACATCACCGCCATCGAGTCGGCAGCGACCAGCTTGACCACTCGGGTCGGCACCGCCGAGGGGGAAATTGATTCCCTCCAATCCGGCCTCTCCACCGCACAAAGCGACATCACCGCGCTCAATGGTCGCGTGGACGATGTTCTTTCCAATGTCGATGGCGCCGCCTTGGATTCGTTGTCGGAAATCGTCACAGCCTTCCAAGCTGCGGACTCAAACCTCAACGGAGCCATCTCCAGCCTCGCCGGAGCCGCCTCCAGCGCCTTGGAAGCCGCCGTTGAAGACCTCGAAGCAGCCGACAGCGCGCTCTCAAGCCGTCTCGACAGTGCCGAGGGCGAGATCGACACCTTGCAATCGGATTTGGATACCGCCGAGAGCGCCATCTCCACCCTGCAATCCGACCTCGATACAGCCGAGTCCGACATCGATGCCCTCGAAGGCCGCGCCTCCTCGCTCGAGAGTGGCCTGTCCGACGCCGAAGGCCGCCTCGACACCATCGAATCGGCAGCATCCACTCTGGCCGATCGCGTCAGCACAGCCGAAGGGGAAATTGATACCCTTCAATCCGACCTCGACACCGCCGAGAGCGATATCGACGCGCTCGAGACCGGCAAGCAGATCAAGGATGTCGTCAGCACCAGCGCCCCGTCGCACATCGAAGGCCGCCGCTGGATCGACCCCACCGACATGAGCGAATACCTCTCCTACGGCGGAGCCTGGGTCGAAATAGACAAGCAGTAAAAAACCATGGCCGCCCTCGCGTTTCCATCCACCCCGTCGGTCAACGACATTTTCACTTCTGGCACTCGGTCGTGGAAGTGGACGGGAGCGCGTTGGGCCGTCCAACCCGTCACCATCCCGGCCTCTCGCCTTTCCGGCGAGGGGGCGGAGACCGGCGACATCCTCGTCTTCGACGGCGAGGCGTGGTCACCCGTTCCTCTCACCGAGGGCGGATCCACCATCGCCCGTGCCGCTTGGGATTCCCCTTATCATTATTACGGCACCGCACCCACCGGCACCGCCGAAGCCTCCACCGGCTGGACGATCACCCGCATCACCACCGATGCCGATGGGTCGGTCACAGCCACCCAATCCGCCACCGGCGCGTGGTCTTCCAAAACCTCCCTCCAATTTTCCTAAACCTCAAAAAACCCACCACCATGACAGCATCCAATCCAATCACCATCGACGGCAAAACCTACGACCGCTACTCGCTCAACCTCGCCATTACTGGCTTCTACAAGCCAGACGGCCAACCTGACGCCAATGTCGCCATGTCCCTCATCCCGACCCGAATCGAAAACGGAGTGGTCGAGCAGGCAGGCATCGAACACCGCAAGGCCGTCGTCCTCGGCTCGCTATCGCAAGCCAGCGCCGAAGAGCAAGCCGCCATCGGCGCGATCCAAGCCGCCCTCCAAGCCTACCTCGCAGCGAAAGGACTCTAAGCCATGGCGACCTACTTTGCCCGCAAGGCAGGAAACATCAACGCCTCGGATGTCTGGGCGACCACGCCCAGCGGCACGGCCTCGGCAGTCACATTCGCCGCAGGCGATGTCCTCATGGCAAATTCCTTTGCCATTACCGTCAATGTCTCGACCAACCTCGGCGCGACCGGCGAGGTTCGCAATGACAACGCCAACAGCGCCACCGCAGGCGGTGGATTTACTTTGTCCAATGGCGTTACGCTCACGGCAAATTGCATCGCTGGCACCACTCCATGCGTTACCTTTTCTGGAACCTCGGGAAACTCCGCATCAATCGTCGGAAATCTCACAGGCGGTTCAGCAACCAGCGCAAACGCGGCTAGGAACAGTTCAACCGGAACTCTTAATATTACGGCAAACAGCGTTATTGGAGGAAGCGGCTCCTTTGCTGAAGGCGCACGAAACACTTCAACCGGAGTTTTGAACATTTCTGGCAACTGCCTTGGCGGGACCGCCGCTAGCGCAGGCGGCGCGGTAAATTCTTCAACAGGAGTATTAAACATCACTGGAATTTGCACCGGAGGCAGTCTTGCCGGGGTTGTTGGCGCAAGCAACAGCTCCACGGGAACCATGCTCATTGATGGAGTCATCCAAGCCAGCGAATTTGCCGCTGGCGTCGGCGGAACTGATCGAGCCCAAGTCACTTTGCTGACCGGCCCATTCCTCATCTCACCAACCTTCGGCGTGAACCCGATTGGCAATGTCTCATGGCGCTGGGCCTCCGCGCTGAATAACCAAACCTACCTCGAAGTCGGCACGCAGACCCTCCTGCAAAAGCGCAACCTCGTCACCCCCGACAACGCGACGAATTTCCCTGCCGCCAGCAATGTGCGTTCGGGAATCACCTACGGCATCGGAGGAGTCGTCGCCGGCACCTGTATCGTCCCGAACCCGGCGCAGGTTGCGGCAGGGACACCCGTGGACAACACGGTCGGCACTCTTTCTGGCTCCGCTCCGACGGCTGCGGAAGTCGCGTCTGCCGTGTGGGGCGCCGAATCCCGCACGCTCACCAGCGCAAGCGGCCCAACAGCCATCCAGATCCGGCAAGAGATCGACTCCAACTCAACGCAACTTGCCGCGATAAAATCCACCACCGACGCGCTCAACACGACGCGCCTCGCCAATGTGGCCACCGTCGAAATCACCGGCGCCCAACTCGCCGCCGCGCTCACCGCTCCATGACACCCGAATCCGCCCTGAGCCTCGTCAACCACGCCGCGCGACAGGATGCCACCTGGCACCTGATCGCGCTCGTGGTGATCGGTCTCATTTTCGCCAGCGTGCTTTTCCGCTGGTTCACCCGCCGCCTCGAGCGCGTCGAGTCGAAAATGGACCAGCAGAACGAGGAATTCGTCACGCACCTCAAAACCGCCAACCGCGAAATGCTCGAGGTCATCAGCAGCAACCAGCAGACCACCAACCGCGCCATCACGATCATGGACCGCCTCGAGTCCAAACTCGACCGGCACGCCCCATGAACCTTTGACACCTCCGCAAAGACGATGAAAGCATTCTTCTACATTCTCGACAGAGCCTCCGAATCGTCTTCCTGGAGGGGTGCGATTTTACTGGCCACTGCTCTGGGCCTGCGTCTGGAGCCCGAGCTCCAGAACCAAATCGTGGCGGCGGGGCTTGGCCTTACGGGATTGATCAATCTCCTGCGAAAGGAAAAATGAATCCTCCGCGAGTCGCGGCGACCATGGTGATGCTCGGCTGGATCTTTCTGGCGATTAGTTTCCTGAGCGGATGCGTGGCCGTCCCGATGCCTCCCTTCGGTGACCGCATCGGCGAAGCAGGCACGCTCCATATCCGCGCCACGGTCCGCTTCGAGCCGCGCCTGACCGAAAGCGAAGCCGCGAATCGCGACCTCTGGAACGCTCTTGGTGAGTTCCAAAAAACCCTTCCGGCTCTCAAAGACAAATGATCAGCCTCCTCGCCCGCTTCTTCATGCTGCCCAAGCCGGCACAATCCCCCGCGCCCGCGCCTGAGCCCGCGCCGAAGCCCGCGAAGCCAGCGCCACAGCCCGCCAAAACCTCCGGCACCCTCAAGCCCGAGCCGAAATACTACCAACAGACCAATAAGCGCACGCCCAACATCTCAGCCGGCCGCGTCATCAAACCGACGCATGTGGTTTTGCATCACACGAGCGGAGCCTACGCGGGCAGCGTCTCCTGGTGCTGCGATCCCGTCAGCAAAGTCAGCTACCACTGCATCCTCGCCAGAAACGGCAAACGCACCGTCCTCGCCCTCCCGACGCAACGCACCTGGCACGCCGGGGTCAGCTCGTGGCAAGGCCGCAAAGACGCCAACTCATTCTCTGTCGGCATGGCATGGGAAGGCGACACCTACACCACGCCCCTCAGCGAAGACGCCCTCCTCAGCGCCGTGGAATACCTGTTGCCAATCCTCCGCGAAAACAACATCCCCCTCGCCAACATTCTCCGCCACGCCGACATCGCTCCCGGCCGCAAAACCGATTGCTCCCCCGCCGCCCACGCCGCCCTCCTCGCGGCACTCAATAAAGTCCTTTAGGGCAACAACGGGCAACACTCCCGTAAGTCATTGAAAAACAAACCCAAGAAAGCGACTTAAAATCCGTTTTCGCGAAAGCGGAGTGCGGGTTCGAGTCCCGCCGCCGGCAGAGTGCTTTACATCGAATTGAGCTAGGTTTTATGCGGGTTGGCGGGTGGTTGGCTTCTTGAAACAATGGGCGGGAAGTGGCGGCTACTGGAAGAAAATAGTTGAGAATTTGGGCAACACGGGCAACAAGTCTGGGCAACAGCATGAGCGCCTTTCTTGTGACACCTTACCCGCAGCGACCCGGCACCCCTTGGAAGTTGACCATCCCGCAGAAAATTTTTGGCAAAAGGATCCGCCGGTTTTATCGCACCGAAGCGGAGGCTTGGGCGGCGGGGCCGGGGTTGATGGAGAAGTTGCAGAAGGGGGGGACGGATTCGCTCTCGGAGGAGCAGGTGAGCGGCATGTCGATGAAATCGGCGGTGCGGGATTACATCGCCTCCAAGGCGGGCAGCTCGGAGCGGCACAGGGACAAATTGGAAAAGATTTGCGGGGAGCTTTTGGTTGCGTTCCCTGGCGCGGTGGCGGCGGTGTCGCCCATGCAAGCGGCGAGGGTCTTTGCCAAGGTTCAAGGCGCGCCGACGACGCGGGCGGGGTGGCATCGTTACGCCTCGGGATTTTTTCGGTGGTGCGTCGATATGGAACTCCTCGACCGGAATCCATTTCGGCGGGTGGTGGCGCCGGAGGCTGAGAGTAAACGGTCTCTGATCTCGGCGAAGGAACTCCGGGCGATTCTGGATGCGGAGATGTCGGATGCGCTTCGGGCTTGGTTTTTGCTGGGTGCGTTTGCGGGGTTGCGGTCGATCGAGGTCCACAGGATGCGGTGGGAGGATGTCGACCCGAAAACGGGCCAGATCGAGGTGCGGCGGGAGGTTTCAAAACAGAGCTCGGGCCTGCCAGAGCGGATCGTTGACTTCACGGAGCCGCTGGCTAGGCGGAAGGCTTTCTTTCAGAAAAAATCGGGGCTGATTGTGCCGGCGAAATCTCTCCGTCTTTATCGGGAGCGGGAGGCTTTGATCGAGCGGCTGAATGAGGCGGGCGTCGTTCCGTGGGCCAAGCTGCCCGAGAACGCCCTTCGGCACTCTTACGCCACATACCACCTCGGTCGCTGCCAAGATGCTGGCAAGACGGCGCATCAGCTCGGACATTCGTCAACGGCGCTCGTTCTCAAAACCTACGCGGTGCCATCGCGCAAGGCGGACTGGCGGGCTTGGTGGAGGCTTTAGGCCAGCGGCTCATGGCCGTAGGCTCGGAGAAGCTGGCGCATCAACTCTGATTTGGCATCGGCGCCGACGAAGCGGAAAATGAGGATATGAACTTCACGGCTGAATAGCAGGAAGACCCGCTTCCGCTCGGCAATAGTGCGCTCAAGCATCCAGCCTTCTTCGCCGAGACGATTTAATGTTTTCTTGAGCCGGTCAGCGTCAATCGTTCCGCTGAATAGGCGCGTTTTAAAAAACTCGACATGATAGGTGTGTGGCATATTCATTCCCTCCTAGTTTTTTTTGTATTGGTGATATGAGAGGAGTGTCGGGCAGTTTCCGCAATCTCTTCTTTTGCTTTGGAGCTTAAAATACTGCTTCCGAGATCTTGCTCGATCAGGTGGTTCAAATACCCGCTCAAACTGCGGTGTTGTTCTTTGGCGCGTTTTCTCGCCGCCGCAGACATTTCCTCGGTTGCTCGAAAGGCAATGAATTTGGTTTCTTTTGTGCTCATGCGTTAAAAATAATTTAACGAGCGTGCACATTTCGCAAACGAATTTTAAAAAATTGCGAAAATATTTTTTCGCCCGCAGCGCTTGTGTTTATGCGGGTGTCAAGAGAAATCTTTATTAGATGAACACCCCCCTTGATAAGATTTGATTGCTAAATGTGCACAAATTGAAAAGAAGTGTGCACATGGAAAACGACGACAAAAACGAAGGCACGACCTTCATCGGGTTCCGGGTGCCGATTGAGCTGCACGCTCTGGCGCTCGAAAAAACAGAAGGAAAATACAGCACCCTTTCTGAATACCTGCGCGACCTAGTTCGCCGGGATTTGGAAAAAGGACAACGCGAGGAGGCGGCATGAACCTCTCCGAGACTTTCATAGACATGGCGGAGGCTCAGCGCCTCTCGGGTTTTTCAAGCCGTTCGATCCGCGACTACATCAAGAAGGGCGAGTTTGCGGCGACGATGCCGAGGGGCCGGTGCGGTGGCTGGCACATCGTCAGGGAATCATTTCTCGACTGGTGGGGCTACCGCAACGCGAGCACCGCGAATCGCACCACGGTGCCAGCACGCAAAAGGAGGGCGGCATAATGGACCACGAGACGACTCTCCGCTGTATCGGTTACGCAATCGACTTCCTGCAAGTCATCACTCTGCCGCTCCTGTTGGCGGTGATCACCTGGAGGCTGGCGAAATGAGCCTCTGGCATTGCACTGCAAACGGCGTCTTTGGCCTCTTCGGGGATTATGTGCTGGCCGTCAGCCGTGAGGCCGCACGGTTGGCTTTTCTAAAACTCCACGGCTGCACACCAACCGCAATCCGGTTGGAGAGGAGGGCGAAATGAGCGCCACGGCGGGCCTTTTATTGGCGCTGGTGACGCTTGGCAGTTGCTACGCCTCTTACTGCCTCGGACAGCGGGACATCCTCAACCGGCTCCGCAAATTGCGTGAGAAAGAAGACCGCTGGGCTGAGTGGGACTGCGAGAACCTGGAGGATTTCGATGACTAGGTGTGCCATCTGCCAAGGCGAAGCCGAGCAGGTGGATAACGACCTCGGGCCGGTGTGCTCGGAATGTTTCACGCACTGCGAATGGGCAACCCTCGAACTGCTTTGGCAAGCGGCGGCTGTGAGTCCGTCGAGAGAATGATTTTGCCTCGCTAGGTCCCAAGGGGACCGCAGGGGCCAAGGGGGGCAGCGCATCCCAAAAAACGCTGACCAACAACAAACAAACAAAAGAGTGATGAAAATAATCAAAGGCAAACAACAGCGGCCACAGCGGGTGGTCATTTACGGGGTGGAGAGCGTCGGCAAGACGACCTTTGCCAGCAAGTTCCCTTCTCCCTTGTTCCTCGACATTGAGGGCGGTAGCAACCACCTCGCCGTGGACCGCGTCGCAGTCTCGAGTTGGAAGGAACTCGGCGAGTGCATCCAAGAAGCCAGCCGGACGGATTACGAGACGGTGGTCATCGACAGCGCCGACTGGGCGGAGCGGTTGGCGGTGGAGGACTTACTCGCCACCAATAAGAAGCAATCCGTCGAGGATTTCGGGTTCGGCAAGGGCTGGGTGATGGCGGCGGAAAAGGTCAGCCGGTTTTTGACCGCCTTGGATGCGCTCATCGACGCCGGCAAACATGTGGTTGTCCTGGCGCACTCGAAGGTTCAGCGCACCGAGCCGCCGGACATCCTCGCCGCTTACGACCGCTACGAACTCAAGTTGTCGAAGCAGTCCTCGCCGCTGGTCAAAGAGTGGGCTGACGAGCTTTGGTTCTTCCGCTTTAAGACCAAGGCCGTTTCGCAGGAGAACGGCAAGGCCAAGGGCATCGGGGGCAAGGAACGCATCATCCTGACCACCCACTCGGCAGCCTACGACGCCAAGACCCGCTCGGGCTTGGCCGAGGAGTTGCCGATGGAGTGGGAATCGGTCGCGCATGTCTTTGGGAAACCTGCACCCAAAACCTCGGAGCCTGCCGTCGAGATCCTCGGTGCCGAGACGATGGCGGCCATGGAGTTGTTGGAAGCCAACGAGGAGGCGGTGAATGCCTTCTTGACCGGCAACGGCTCCATCAAAGAGGGCGAGACCTGGCGCAATGCCTCGCCGAAGTTGCTGGCACAAATCAAAACCCGCCCGCAGGCGCTCATCGCCAAGGCGACCGCACAAATGGAGGTCGCAGCGTGAAGGGTTTAACCACAGAGGACACAGAGGGCACGGAGAAAGTAAGCAACAAAAAGAAGATAAGCAAAACTCCTGAAACCGATGAAAAATCATCAAATGTCATTGGATTTTACTCATGCGCAACCGTTCCAACTAGTTTTGCAAGAAGATTAGAGATTGAGAGAGACAAGGCAATCTCTTTAGCCAACGACATAGAGAGATCCTATTTCAAGATATTTGAGATCTATAAAAAAGACAAATATGACGCAAAAGCCGAAGTAAAGGAACTTTGGAAACTAATTGAGTCAATGGCTAATGTGATGGGGGGCGGGAAATGATCGCCAAGGAAATGTCCCCTTCCTCCCTGCCGAAGTTGGGCGAGTGCGCGCTCTTTACGGGTGCGCCTGGCACCAGCGCGGCGGCGGAGCGTGGCACTCTGCTAGACAAGGCTATCAGGGAGCTTTTGGTTGATGATCCGACGACCTACGACGGCCTCGCCGCCGAAGATCAGGCAGTGGCGCGGTGGGGTGTGGAGGAACTTCGGACCCTCTCCGGTGGCTACCATGTGGAGACGCGGGAGGAATACCTCGGCATGGAGGTGCCGGGCCTCTCGAAGCCGGGAACAGCCGACGCGGTATGCGTTCGCGCTCAATGGGTCGCAGACATCAAGACGGGCCAAGTTCGCAACTACCGCGAACAACTCGCGGCCTATGCGCTGGCCTGTATGCACGAGCATTTTGCCGACTCGTGGACGGCTCATGTCGTCTATGTGGATCAGAGACTTCGGCGGACCTACACATTCACACGCGAACAAGCCGAGGCGACCGTGAGCCGCATCATCGCCGAGGCGTCGAGCCGGTTGGCGGAGCCGACGCCGAATGAGTATTGCGGCTGGTGCGCTCATGCCAACTCGTGCCGAGCCTTGGTGCGTCAATCGACCGAGGCGCTGGCCTTGGTCAAGTCCGACCTCGCACTCTCCGACATCCGCGACCAAATCCTCGCCAATCCGGTCGAGCTATCCGCCTTCGCCGCGAACTGGAAGCTGGCGGAAAAACAGATCGCCGAGCCGGTCCTCGATGCTCTGAAAGAACGCCTCGCCGCCGGCGAGGACATCCCCGGCTGGAAGGTCACGACCGGCGCAGGGCGTCAGTTCGTGGAGGCCGATGCCATCGCTCGGGCCTCCGCCAATGTCAGCAAAGAGACGCTCATCCTCGCCCTCGGCGGAAAGATGAGCGCCGACAAATTTCGCCAGTTCTGCGCCGACGCCGGCGTGGAGATGGACGAGTCAGCGGTGCGAGCAGGGTCACCCATAAACACCCTGCGCCAAATCAAATCCAAAAAATAATATGCCTACATACAAACAGAGTGAACCTAAGCCGGTCTATTTCGTGGAGCCGGGAACCTACAAAGTCGAAATCGTCAACGCCATGGAGAAGCTATCCAAGGCCGGAAACCCGATGATCAAACTCATCTGCCGAGTCGAAATCGGCGACGGCGCGAAGGGGCCGGAAGTCCATGAGCACCTGACATTCACCGAAAAAGCTGGGTGGAAGATTGACCAAGTGCGCGAAGCCTGCGGGTTCGCCGTAGTGCCAGGCGAGGACATCGATGTGCAGCCCGAGGATTTCATCGGCAAGACGGCCACGGTCGTTCTTGGTGAAGAAGACGGAGCCGATGCCGGCCATCGCTTCAACACCCTCGAGCGCTGGATGTCACCCAAATCCTCGGCCCCCGCGCCGAAGGCCAAACCCGCCAAAGAGACGGACGACATCCCGTTTTGATTATGCAAACGATCATAATCGACCCTGAGTTCAAGGCGCTAATCCCCCCGTTAGCGCCTGACGAACTCAGCCAACTGGAAGCTAACATTTTGCTCGATGGGTGCCGCGATCCGCTTGTGTTGTGGGGCGAGATCCTGATTGACGGCCACAACCGCCACGAGATTTGCACGCGCAATGGGTTGCCGTTTGAGACGGTTCAAATCCAATTTGAAAGCCGCACCCATGCACGCATTTGGATGCGAAACAATCAAGCGGGACGCCGGAATCTCACAACCGCATGGCGTCTGGAATTAGAGCTTGGGAATAAGAAGGATCTTATTGCTATAACAGAAAATAGCCGGAGACAAAAAATGGTAGGCAACCAGAATGCCGCCAAAGAAAAAACAGAGTTGTCAGAAAATGACAACTCTGTTTTGCCTTCAATCAACACCCGCGTCGAAATCGCCAAAGCGGCAGGCGTATCAACCGGCCAAGTTGGTATGGCGGAGCAGATCATTAAGAAGGCTCCGGAGCTATGGGAGAAAGCCAAGCAGGGGGATGTTAGTATTTCTTCTGCATATCAACAAATAAGGCGCATCGAGAAAGAGGAACAACGCGAAGCGCGCCGCGAAGAAAACCGCGCCAAAGTCTCGGAAGCGCAAGCCCCCGAGGACATAATCAAATCGGCGGCGAAGTTTGCAACTATCGTCATTGACCCGCCGTGGGATTGGGGCGACGAGGGCGACCAAGACCAGATGGGGCGCGCCCGGCCGGACTACGCCACCATGAGCAAGGAACAACTGATGGCGCTGCCGGTCGGAACGCTGGCCGATGATGATTGCCACCTTTATATGTGGATCACAAACCGGAGCTTGCCGAAGGGCTTTGATCTCATTCAAGCCTGGGGATTCCGGTATATTACGGCAATCACTTGGGCAAAGCCAAGCTTCGGAATGGGCAACTATTTTCGCGGGCAGACTGAGCAAATCCTCTTTGCGGTAAAGGGAAGCCAGCCGTTGAAACGCAAGGATGTGGGGACACTATTCACCGCCCCGCGTGGACCTAATGGCCATAGCTCCAAGCCGGTCGAGTTTTATGACCTTGTGGAATCCTGTTCGCCTGGGCCGTTTCTCGAAATGTTCAGCCGCCACAATCGGGACGGGTGGACGCCATGGGGGGAGGGGCAATAAAATGTTTTACGATTTCGACAACTGCTTAAGCGCAAGCAAGACGGCAGACGCGCAAGCCAGTGATATTTCGGCGATCAAGTTGAAGCTCTCGCAGTGCGAAGATGTTCGGCCTGCAAGTGAAGATGAGGATCGGGCTGGGGTTGATTATATTGCAACGATTAAAGGGGGTCGAGAGGTCTATATTGACCTAAAGACCCGAACAGAAGGGTGTTCGAGATTTTGGCGAACAAGGGGGCGGAATGGGGAAATCATCCCCGAGCTGGCCATCGAAACATGGTCGGTTTGCCCAAATGGAAAAAACCAAGGGGAAATTGGGTGGACTTTTGATTGCCGGAAAAAGACGGACTTAATTCTTTACCGATTCGACCCTTCTGATTTTGGGCGCCCTTTCCTTTTGCCTTTTCACCATCTAAGAATGGCGGCTGAACAAAAGCGATTCGATTGGGAGGTTTCTTGCAAGAAGGATAGGCAGCGGAACCACTCCTATTTCAGCGAGTCAATTTTCGTCCGGGCCGATTGGGTGATGAATGCCATGAATACGGTGATGTTTGGCAAGCCTGTGTCTGAGCGGGCTTTTTACATTCAACAGCTTCTTTTCCCAGATGCAATCTGACCTCTCCCTCCGCCTCTCCATCTGTCTGAACGACTGCCCGATCGGGCCGCGCATTCAACGGGCGGAGCCGCTGCCGAACTACCGGCACACTTACGCGCTGGCAGAACAGGCGGAGGCGGAGGCCGACATGGAGCGCGTGCGGAAATACATCGAGCGCAATGCAAACACAATGAAGGGAAAGAAATAATATGGCCGGAGAATGGATTAAGGTGGAACTCCACCTACCCGAAAAGCCCGAGGTCTTACAGATCGCCGAGGCGACGAAGATGGCACCAAATGCAGTGGTCGGGGCGTTGATCCAGGTGTGGGGTTGGGCGTCACGGAATTGTAACGCTGACGGCGTTACAACAATCGCGGCTTTCTCGCACTTGAACAAATTGGCGGGCAATGAGTGCTTCGCTGAAAGCCTAGTCGAAGCGGGGTGGTTGCGCGTGAAAGATGCCAAAATCACCTTTGTGAACTTTGACCGCCACAACACCCAAACCGCTAAGGAGCGAGCACTTGTAGGGCGTCGAGTCAATAAGCATCGCGGTAACGGTGATGTAACGGAAGAGAAACGCTCACAGCGTTACAAAAGCGTTACCAGAGAAGAGAAGAATAATAAGGCGTCTGCCTACGGCAGCACGCCAGCCCCCATGTCCCTATGAACGCAATGGAGAAAATCATTCCCATCATGCCGAAGGCGGCAATCCCTCTCAACGAACCGGCAGAACGGGCGGCGATTTCGTGCCTCCTCCAAAACTTCGCCAACCTGGACGCGATGAGCTGGCCGGATGATTTGTTTTTTTACGAGAAGCACAAACTGATCCTCGGCACGATCCGCAAGCTGCACGAGGACGGCGTGAAGACGGATTTCATGGCGGTGCTGGCGCAACTCGAAGCCACGGGTCAACTCGACGCGGCGGGCGGTGCTCACGAACTCAATGACCTGCACGATGTCATGCCCACGGGCGACTCGGGGACGGCGGCATGGCATCGCGGGGCGTTGATGGATGCGAGGCGTTACCGCACGGCGCTGGCCGCAATCCGCAAGGCGGAAGAGGGGTTTCTCCGGCAGGAGGGCGACATCGCTGCCGTGGCGGAGGCGCTCAACGGCGCGGCGGCCATGCAGGAGACGCCCCGCGTGGGCATGAAGCAACTCATCGACGGGTTGATTGCCGACCTGGAGAAGACCGAGCCGGTGGAGACCTTTGGCTCGGGGATCGGATCGCTGGACCGCGTGGCGCACCTGAAGCGCGGGGAACTCCTGACCGTGGCGGCGCCGACATCGGGCGGCAAATCGATCATGCTCCTCCAAATGGCGCTCCATGCTCTGCGGGCTGGCAAGCGCGTGGCGGTCTTCTCGCTCGAAATGCCGGCGACTCAGGTCGTGGGGCGGATGCTCTCGGCCATGTGTGGGTTTCCGGTCGGGATCCTTCGCATGAGCAACAGGGAAGGGGAGAAGTCGCAGGGGATGTCGAACAAATTCACGGCCTACGCTCAGGAGTTGGCGCACTACCCGCTGGAGGTCGAGAGCAACCTGACCGAGTGGGAGGCGATCGATGGGGCGGCGAGGGAGTTGGTGGCGAAGGACAAGGCGGACCTGATCATCGTCGATTACATCCAACTGATTCACCTGCGGGCGCTCGGGTCCAACGAGACCCGCGAGCAACATGTCTCGGAGGTGTCCAAGCGGCTCAAGTCGCTGGCCCTTCATCTCAATGTCGCGGTGGCGACGGCCTCCCAACTCAACGACGACAACCCGCCGAAGCTCCGAGAGTCCCGCGCCATCGGCCACCACTCGGATCATGTGTGGTTCGTGGGAGGCCAGCCGGAGGAGCAGTTCCTGACCATCATCAAAAACCGCGACGGCGAGCGAGGCGGGGCCGTGCCGGTCCGAATGAACGGAGCCACGGCGACCTTTTCCGAACGAATCTCTGACAATCAAACAACTAACAAATGAAACTCTACATAGGAATAGACCCCGGACTTTCCGGCGGTATCGCATTCATCCCAACCCTCGGCGACGCATGGGCGCACAAAATGCCCGAGACCGACCGAGACCTGATCGACCTCCTCAGCGATGCCATTTCGCTGGCGGAACCTCGGGCGGTGCTGGAGTTGGTCCACTCCTCGCCGCAGATGGGCGTCAAATCGGCTTTCACCTTCGGGGAGGGGTATGGACGCCTTCAAGCGGTCTTGACCGCGCTGAGGGTGCCTTACGAGCGAATCCGCCCGCAGGCGTGGCAAAAGGCAATGGGGTGTTTGACCAAGGGGGACAAGAATGTGAGCAAGCGCCGGGCGCAGGAGCTTTTCCCCACGCTCAAGGTCACGCACGCCACAGCGGACGCTTTGCTCATCGCCGAATTCAACCGGAGGACGGCCAAGCCATGAGCAAACGCAAGAAGCCCAAATTCGGAGGGCGAGGGAAGATCATCCAGATGACCATGGGCTATCGGGAGTTCCGCGAGGCCTGGCTCGCCAACATGCTCGATGAAATGTCCGCCGCCTGCGACCGCTTTTGGAGCAAGACCCCCGAACGCCGGAAAATCGAGGCCGCGCGCCTGCGGTCAGGATTCAACTTTGGACACTCTCATGAATAACTCATTCACCGCAAGAAACGGCGAACCCGCCTACATGCCAGACCTCGACATTGATTCACCCGAAGACATCCTCGCCGATGAACTCGGCACGACGCCGGCCGTGGCCCGCAAGGTCATGGCCATGCTCCAAGCCGCCGAGGTTCGACAGCAGGCGTTGACCCTTGGCAAAGTGGTCGGGCTTCTCCTCGAGACGAACAACCTGCCAGTCATGGCGAACGCCATCGCCTTCGCGGCTGGCCTCGACCAGCTCAACGGCAAGATGTCCCAGGCGCAGGTGGCTCGGGAGCTGGGCGTCACCAGGGCGCTCGTGAGCCATTACACGGTCGGAGTCCGCGATGTCCTCAGTGGCAAGCGCGACACATTCGACTGCACGAAGTTCCGTAAACGAAACTCCTCCAGAGAAACCTTCCGGGCGAAAGCCACGGATCCACACACGGCTGCCAAGTCGGCAGCCATTGCCAGATACAGAGCATCACTCAAAACCACAACACCATGACACAACTCATCGACCAAAAGACATACACCCTCAGCGGCGTGACCATCAACCCAGACGCCACCCGCGAGGAGTGGATGGCGATACATAAGGACATATTGACCTGCAAGCACGCCGCATCCAAGTGGCTGGCCCAATCCCGAGACTATGCGACCAAGCGGTGGGGCGCGGAGTTTATGGCGGACACGGAACTCCAACTCGAGCTGGACCT